CCTACGAAGTGGAAGGGCTTGTACGTTCAAAGCGAGACCAAATGCTGATGGGTACCGATTGGACGCAGGGAGTTGACTCACCGCTAACCGACGAAAGACAGGTACAATATCGTGCCTACCGGCAGGCTCTGCGGGACATAACATCACACGCGAACTGGCCCAATCTGAACGACACAGACTGGCCCAAACTGGAGACATAGATGGCTACTCAATTACAGATCAGACGTGGCACCAGCGCACAGGTAGCCGCATTCACAGGGGCAGAGGGCGAGATCGTTGTAAACACGACCAACGACTCAGTGCACGTCAACGACGGCTCCACAGCGGGTGGGTTCGAGCTTGCGCGAGCGGATCTCAACAACGTATCAGACACCAGCTTGAACGCTGCTCTCACGGGTAACACTGTGAGCGCGTTGACTGTTACGACGCTGACCGCTGGCACAGTGACTGCTACTGACCTTACGTTAAGCGATAGCACCAACCCAACGCTGACCATCACTGATACGACAAACACTACAACGCTTTCTTTTGTTTCTGGTAACTTGTCTACCACAATTGGCACTACAACAAATCACCCTTTGACGTTTGATACTAATAACACAGAAGCCATGCGCATCACGAGCGCAGGCCTCGTGGGTATTGGTACTGACTCGCCTACAGGAAATCTTGAGATAGCAACGTCTGCCTCAGACACAGGTGTAGACCTTGTTCTTGATGGAAACAAAACCAGCAATGGTGGTATTGGAAGTATTATTTTCAATAACAATGGTGACAGCGTTGGCATGATTCGCTCCAACAGAGCGTCTGCAAATGATGCTGCCGACATGTTGTTTTACACACAAGCTACTGGTGGCGCTAACACACAACGCATGGCTATCACAAAGGATGGCAACGTGCTGGTGGGGACTACGACACCGCACTTAACAAGTTCCACGTTTGCAGGATACACCCAATTTGCTGGTGGGCATTCTATACAAAAGCGCAGTGGCGGTATCGTCGCCTACTATGACCGGCTAGCTGATGATGGAACCATAATGCAGTTCCGCCGTCAGGGTGCAACCGTAGGTAACATTTCAACAATTGGTGGTGATTTTGTTGTTGGCTCTACAAGCGGATCTGATGCGGCATTCCGTATGGATGGGACAAATAATCAAATATACCCAGCAAATGCCACAGGTAGCGCAAGAGATGATGCTATAAACCTTGGCGCTTCAACGGTACGTTGGAAAGAACTCTACCTGTCCGGCAATGTAAACATCACCAATCCGTCTGAAGACGAAAGAGGGCTGAGCATTACGGATCAGCAGGATGGAGGTCAGAACCTCAAATTCTTGTACAACGCCAGCAGCAATGTTGGTCGAGTAATTAACGACAATGTAGATGAGCTTCGATTTAACGGCGCTCAAGGCGCGATGATAAACACGCCCTCGTTTTCTGCTATCTCGGCTTCCGACCAGACAACCGTAACGAACAGCGTTGCTACGAAAATAAATTTCGCCACACAGCTATCCGATACCGCTGGCGGACATTACGCCACATCGACATCCCGATTCACGGCTCCACACGACGGCACATACTTTTTCTCGGCCAACATATCTTATAAAGGCGGCGATGGCGTTGATGACACGATGTATATCAGCTACTACATCAACGGTGCGGATAGCCTCAACAGAAAGTTTGTTGACAACTGGCGAGCATCTTCTGGCACTGGGATAGAGAGGGTTGGCACCTACACGCTGCTGCTACCGTTGTCAGCAGGCGATTATGTTGAGCTTTTCTACTCTGGCACAGCTTACGCGATTACGATGATAGGCAGATACACAAAATTCTCCGGCTTTGCCGTTTCACTTACATAGGACAAGAACATGACACACACACTTACAGTCACATTGACCGACGCCGAATTTGACGCGCTTGAAACAGTCGCTATCTCGGCGCAAACATGGGCGCAAGAAGTGACCGCAACACGGGCGAACAAGGCAATCAAGTCAATCGTCAGCGTATACACAGAGAGAGCATTGGACGAGGATGTCGCAATCCCCTCTACCCGTGACGCGATTGTTGCTGACGCCCTTACTCGCGGATGGGTGGAAACGGCAGCAGCGGTTAACGCGGCAGCAGAGTCCGAGGAATAAACGATGGCTACTTTCAATTGGACGATATCAACCCTTGAACGCGACCTGATTGGCGACCTAGCGGGTGGGGTGATTGTGGCTCACTGGCGCTGTAATGCAGAGCAAACACAAGGTTCTGGTGATGACGCTATCACCTTCCACGCCACGTCATACGGTACACAGGGATTCACGCCAGACCCGTCTGCTGAAGGCTACATCGCATACGATGATTTGACCGAATCAGACGTTCTAGGCTGGGTGTGGGCGCAGAGTGAGAACTGGCAGACCAACGTGGAAGACAGCCTGCAAGCTCAGATTGATGGGCAGATCACTCCCGCCACCGCTGATGGAGTACCTTGGTAATGACACCAGATGAAAGGCTGACAACGCACGAGGAAAAATGCGAGATCCGATACCGCGAGATTGAACGCAGGTTGGAGCAGGGCGAGAAGCGATTCGACCGGCTGGATAACCTCATGGTCGGCCTTTACCTGCTCATCATCTCGTCCATTCTGATTCCGTTGTTCGTGGCTATACAATGATTCTTGAGGCTGTTGCAGCGGTAACGACTGCCTGCAAAGCCTTAGAGATGGCTGCGGGAGCGGCGTCAAATATCGAATCTCTTGGTGTGTTCATAGGAAGAATGGGTGCGGCAGAGTTCGACCTACAGCGAGCCAAGAACAGCACCAGAAACATGAGCGAGGCTGAAGCTGCCAAAGCAGTCATGGCCGAGGAGATGGTTCGCCAATCACGCCAGAACATCAAGGACGTGTTCCTAGCCACCAATCGGATGGACTTGTGGCAGGACATGCAGCAAAAAATGGCCGATGCGAGAAAGGCTAGGCAGGAAGAAATCAAGCGGCAAGAGGCGCTCAAGCGTAAACAGCGCAAGCAGATGATCGAGATTCTAATAGCCATCTCTATCGTTCTTGGCTTGGTTCCCATCGCTATCGGATTGGTGGTCTGGTGGGCTACATCTTAATCATGGTCATCGGGATCGTGTTTGCGGTCTGGCTGGCCTACAACATCTGAGGACAAACCATGTATCAATACCACTATCAACGCCCCACGCCCCACCTTCTCTTTGATATTGCCAAAGGCAAGATGTACGACAGCGAGGCTGTCAACATATTTGGGTTTAATCGTGACGTGAACGGATCATTTGAAACCGTTTGGAATGATGGCGATTCGTATGCCTTCCCGACTACAGCTTTGACGATGACGATTGTGTCTAGCAGTGCAAGCGACACCATGAACGTCCTTGTGAGCGGCCTAGACGCGAATTACGACCAGATCAGTGAGACAGTAACCCTCACCGGAACCAGCGCCGTAACGCTCTCCACGCAGTTCTATCGCATCAACTCAGCAGTCATACTGGCTGGGAACAATGTGGGAAATATCACCATTGCGAATGGGGGTGTGACCTATGCCTTTATTGAGGCAGAGATTGGTACGACACAAGCCTGCCTTTACACGGTGCCCAATGGTTATGATCTTTACCTATTCCGAATCACTGCCAACTCAGCAACCGCCACAGGCTCCCAGTACCTGACTATTCGCAACGCTTTGAGAACCAGCACTGGTAGATGGTTGAAGGTAGCAGAAGCCACGTTTGCCGAGAGCCAAGTAAACTATGACCGGCAGATCCCCTTTAAGATCGCAGAGAAGACAGATTTCCAGTTTGAAGCAAAGTCTAGCGCCAGCACCAACCAGATCGCCATCTTTGTGGAGGCGGTGTTGGTTAAACAGCACGAAGGTCAGTAGAATCAAACACCCACAAACGGAGAATCACATGATCACGATAGATGACATTGAATACACTGAAGAAGACCTGAGCGAAGACGCGAAGATCAGAGCAGGCCGGATAGGTGAGCTACGGGCAGAGATTGTTCGTCTGATCTTGGCCCAACAGGAAGCCGAGCAGTCCATCAGGTTCCACGCCCAGCAGATCAAAGCTGAGATGGAACCCGAAGAAGCTGAGTAATTGTTCCCCGTGGAACACTAGGCCAAGTTGGTGGGAGCGGGCCACGAGGTTCGCTTCACCAGCAGATGTATCTTGTAGCGTGTCACACCTAACTCGTCAGCGATCCACCGCGTTGATAGTCCCGCTCGCTGCCACTCCCATATCTGACGCTTCGTTGCCTCGCTGAACGGGGCGCTGACGTTAGCCAACCGATAGTCCAAGTATTCCCTTTGCAGTCTTTCCTGCGCTTTGATCGCACGATAGAACATGTCTACCGGCGCTCCTTGAAGCTCGTATGCCTTTGGTGGCACTTCTTGCATCGTCTCTGACTCCCCTTGGTCATTTCCGCAACTGGGAACAAGTTCTTGCAGTTCAGGCAAACATTCAAATCCCTTGGGACGTTAGATGGCAACTGCTGAATCTCACCACCGTTTGCCAAGAATTCTTTCAGTGCGTCGTTCATCGTCTACCCTCCGACTGAACCACTAGGTAACCCAGCGTCCCCAGTAGGGTTTTCATCGGATACTTGGGGCCGAGTTCCGCGATGGTCTTATCAACAAGCTGGTCAATCCACAAGGGAAATCCATCAGGTTGTTTTACCTGTTTGCCGTTGTACTCCACACCCATCTTATGTTCCAGCAATCGCGTGGCGATCATCTCGTTCTCGCTCGTGGTGTTGGTCTTACCCTCTCCCTCTGTCTTGTTGTTTGACAATGCGTTGAGCTTGGCGCGGATCTGCTTTGGCGATGGGAAATTGTCTATTTCTTCGGTCAGCATCCCCAGTGCTTCTTGGAACAAGGCCGGTGATTCCCGACTGAACGCTTGGTAGTGGACTTTGCCCAGTTCCGGCCAATCCCTCTTTTTGAACGGATGCAGTGCAAACCATTGCTCATACATCGCTGTGAATTCGTTCTTATCCATATTTCTCCCCTAGTTGATAGGATATTTCAGCAGGTTAAATTTCCTGTTTGAATGCGGCAGTTGATCGCTTTAGCGGTGAATGTCGCGGGCCGCGAACAAACGACCTGTTTCTCATGCCCTAACGGGGGGCTGACGCTGCCGCTCGCCTGCCCGAATCACCCGCTTGGCAATACTACATCAAAATGGAATATCGTCTGCGAAATCGTCCTGTGGTGGAGCAGAGGGTGGGGTGTAAGCGACACGAGCTTTGCTGGCGTCTGGCTTCCATGTATCCACTTCCGCGTACCACTTTCCAGACTTGGCTTCCTTGACCTGCAGGTTGATCCATTCATCTGG